TAAATACTTTGTACAATTTTAGTGACAACACCTAGTCTTTTTACTTTGGTAGGAGGTGAAATATATATAGGCGTTGTAAATCCTAAAGTAGCAACATCAATTTCTGATTCTGTGCCAACAGGTATGCTACGAGAACTAAACTGTATATTACCAAGATTTACTACACTTAAACTAGTCCAATCAACATAGTTATCTGTAGTTTGTATTTCTAAACTTGGATTGAACAACATCAAAACTTGTTCCATAATTTGTAATTTTTGATCTGTGTTGCTTGTCCATAAATCAACATTTACACTCAGTGTATATGGGGTTGGCATAAGACGTTCTACTGTGTAATTTTTACCTTCAGTTTTTAAATATTCTTTGCCTTCAGAGTCGTATGCACGTTCTCGAATATTCAATTTGTTTACATAGCTGGCATCACTTAACCGTGCTGTATCCATTTCTAAACCTGTGACATATACAGCCATACGTGGCGCACTAGGTATTTTGTTTTCTGAATTGTCACGTAGGATGTGTCCGACTTGACGAGTAATGTCTCCGTACATTACAGGAATTTCTGTAAGTTTTCCGTCACCATCTTTATAAGAAAAATTACTCATCAATCTTACAATTTGTGTGATGTATCTTCTTATTTGTCCGTCATAAAAATGTTGCATTAGTTATCTGCCTTAGGTCTTAGTGCTTTTGATAGACTCTGTCTTTCTTTAACTTCTTCACCACCAATTTCATCTGTATTTGTGTTATTAATGAATGTACCCTTTTGATGGCTTCTTGTATTTGTGTTTGTAAGAGTCATTCTTGCAGCATCTTCTTGTTTGACCCAACGAGTGCCGTCGTATCTAAATAATCTATTAGGCATAAAATCTGTCCTTAAATAAAAGTCTCCTTCTACACTACCTGTAGGAAAACTTATACCGTGACCAAATACTTCACCGTTTGTTGGTATACCATCTCCTAAAAGATACCCTTGATAACCAGATCTTTCTGGAGTTTGCATAACTCTATCTGCTAATTCGTTTTGAGTACTAGCATCTAATTGGTTTGTATCTGTAGTGACTATTTCAACTTGTCCGTTTTCGTCTGTTTGCAAACTAAAGAAATGATTAGTGTCATAACCAGATTTTGCAGCATCTGCTTCTGCCTGTTTTACAACTGCATCATTTATTTGCATTTCTTTTTCATATGTAGATAGCAAATCTCGTAAAGTATTTCCACCTGGGTTTTCTGCCTCTGCTGGTAAATCAAGTATTTCTTTAAATTCTTGCGAATCAACAATCTGTTTCAATTTAATTCTGTATAAATGTGGATACCAAGTAGGCGAAAATCCCTCTGCAGCTCTGTTTACATCTTCTACAACATAGTATCTTTTCAAAGCCACTGAATAGTCATTAAGTGCATATTCGTCTTTTAGATGAGGCAATTCTATTACATCACCAGCCATAATTTTTCTACCAAGTGTTTTGACACTGCTATTGATATGTATTGTCATAAAAAGTGTATCATTTGATAAGAATAAACCAAACTGACTCATATTGAAGTCAATATCTTGCACATTGTAGATACCGCGCATACTGTAGATATCAGGATCATATTTACGATCTCTGTTTTCCATAAACAACATATCTTGTATGTTAGTTTCTTTTACTGCATCATAACGAGGTTGATCTGCTGTAGCGTCTGCATCATCTGGGTTTTTTGGTCCTAAATACTTGTGTACAAAGATGTCTGTGCCGCCCACAGTGAACATTTCATAGATTCTGTTGTCTATGAATTCATAATCTTTGCCTTTCTCTGGTTTATATAGCGATAGTCTTGGCATACACATATTTAGCGTAAGATAAATACTTGTGGAGAACTTTTCATATGGCCACACTTAAAACAAAGAAACAAGAAGTATTTGACTATGTAAACGCAATGTTAGGCGGAGGAATGGTCGATGTTGAACTAGATCCAGTTCATTATGAAACTGCTTTAGGAAAAGCATTATCAAGATTCAGACAACGTTCTGATAATTCTGTAGAAGAAAGTTATTTCTTTATGCCTACAATAGTTGATCAAAACGAATATACACTACCAAATGAAATTGTAGAAGTTAGAAGAATATTTAGAAGAAGTATAGGATCACGCACAGGTGGTGGAGACGGTGGCACACTATTTGAGCCGTTCAACTTAGCCTATACAAACACATATTTGTTGGCAAGTTCCAATATGGGCGGACTTGCTACATACGATTTCTTTTCCCAATATCAAGAATTAGTAGGTAGAATGTTTGGATCATTTATAGAATTTAAATGGAATACTGCTTCAAAAAAACTTACAATTTTACAACGTTCACGCACTGAAGAAACACTGCTACTTTTATGTTATAACTACAGACCAGATGACCAATTATTAGATGACTATCTTGCAAAGCAATGGATCAAAGACTACACAGTTGCAACTTGCAAATATATGCTAGGTGAAGCAAGATCTAAATTTGCAACAATCGCAGGACCACAAGGTGGCGGACAATTAAATGGTGATGCTCTAAAAGCAGAAGCGCAAGCTGAAATGGAAAAACTTGAACAAGAAGTTAGCACAGCAGTACCAGGCGGTGTAGGCTATGGATTTACCATAGGATAATGGCAGAGTTTAGCCACAAAGAAGCCCATAGGCTTTTTTGGATGGTTAAAGGTCACTTTGGCGCAAGCGAGCAAACTATATTAGAATCAGCACCTGGATACTTTAAGCGTATGTGGAACAATAACGAAGCATATCAGCACGAAGACGGGTTTGAAGAAGCCTACCAAAAAGTACTTGACAAAACAAAATAAAAGTTATATACTATATATTATTTGAAGGATTTCTTATGATTATAGGTATTTGTGGTTTGATAGGTTCAGGAAAAGGCACTGTTGCTGACATCCTTGTTCAAGACTATAATTTTACAAAATTATCATTTGCTGACAGGCTAAAAGACGGTGTAGCTTCTGTGTTTGGTTGGGATAGATCAATGCTAGAAGGCGAAACTGAAACTAGTAGAGCCTGGAGAGAAGAAAAGGATCCTTATTGGTCTGCAGAGTTAGGAAAAGACATTAGTCCAAGACTTATACTGCAACTGTTCGGAACAGAATGTATGCGAAACGGCTTCTATGATGGAATATGGGTAAGTTTAGTTAAGAAGCATATTGTTGACAATCCTAATAAAAATTTTGTTATTCCAGATGTACGTTTTGAAAATGAAGCAAACATGCTTAAAAGCATACATGGAGAAATATGGCGTGTAAGAAGAGGTCCTGATCCTGTATGGTTTAGAATGTATACAGACTTAGGTCAAGAACCTACAGATGTACATAAGTCTGAATGGGCTTGGGCCAATGTAAAATTCAACAAAGTTATAGACAATAATGGTACATTATTACAACTTAGAAGTCAGGTAAAAGGTCACCTTGCTTCCAGCGTACACCTAACTTCTGCATAATTCTTTGACAATTAGCACAAATAGTTTTCAAATTGCTAGGTCGGCAATTTGTTAAATCTCCGTCTATATGAAAGACATTAAATTGTTCATTATGTTTGCTTTTGAAGCCACACTTTTCGCAAAACTGTTTCTTTTCATAACCACTCATTTTCCATTTAGGAATACCGTGTCCTACACCATTGCGTAAACAGGTTTCACATTTTTTCCTATAGAAAACTTTTTTTCCTTTGCGATAATTAATAGCCGCAGGCCGTTGTCCACATACACATAAAGGTCTCATATTGTATTTACCTCACCTTTTTGATCCCTTTTTGAATGTAATTTGCGGTATATTTTTAAAATAATATGCTAAATAATAATAACAAGTTTATGTCCACAATAGGAGAAAAAGAATGGCACTAGTATCACCAGGCGTACAGGTTTCAGTAATAGACGAAAGTTTTTACACCCCAGCTGAACCAGGTACAACACCAATGATTTTTGTTGCAACAGCAACAAACAAGACTAATGCAGCAGGAACAGGTACAGCACCTGGAACTACAGCTGCAAAAGCAGGAACACCATACCTACTAACTTCACAAAGAGATTTAGCAGATACATTTGGTGATCCAATATTTAAAACAGACACTAACAATAATCCAGTGCATGGCGGCGAACTAAACGAATATGGTTTGCAGGCTGCATATTCATACTTAGGTGTAGCGAATAGAGCATGGGTAGTGAGAGCAGATGTTGACCTTGCAGAATTAGAACCTTCTGCTACAGCTCCTGCAGCTCCTCCAACTAACGGAACTTATTGGTTAGACACACAAAATTCTTTATGGGGAATACAAGAATGGAATGGTAAATCTGTGCTTGAAAGCGGTCAAACATTTACAAATAAAGTGCCAGTTGTAATTTATGACACAGCAGAATTAAGCAATACAGGAAGTCTTTCAACTAACGGTTATTCAGGAAACATTCCAGCATCTAGCATAGGTGTTGTAGGTCAGTATGCAGTAGTTGCTGCTGATAGTACACTTATTAGAGTATTTTACAGAAACAGTGCAGGTACTTGGGTGCTTGTTGGAAGCGATGCGTGGACTAAGAGCTGGCCAACTATTAAAGGCGGAGCAAGTAATCCTACATTTAGTATTTCTAATTCAATTTCAATTAACGGTACTAGTGTTTCTATTGCAAGTTCAGATACAGTCACAGACGTTGCGGCTACAATTAACGGACTTTCTATACCAGGTGTGACGGCAGCTGCTGTTGAATCTAAATTAGAAATTTATAGTGACGGAACAGGCAGTGCATCAGAAGACTCAAGCGCAGGCGGAGAAATATTGATAGGCGGTAATGCCACACTACTAACAGAACTAGATATAGATGCTGGTACATATTATCCACCAGCAGTACAGATCAGTAAACACACTAGCATTCCAGAATGGAAAATTGGTGACGATGTTGGTATTCAAGGAAATCCACCTACAGGAATAAGTGCAAGACCTACAGGAAGTGTATGGTTAAAAACAACTACTCCTAATTTAGGTATGTCACTTTCATTGAAAAAATGGAATGACGGCACAGGTTTATGGGAAGCTATTACAGTTCCTGTATATGATGACAATGTAGCAGCAATATATGGATTAGATTCCACAGGAGGTGGTACTAATTTATTAGCAGGTGATGTTTACCTACAATCAAATGTTGCAGGTGATAGTTCTCCTTTAGGAACTTTCAAACTACAAAAAAGATCATCTGCAGGTGCAACTACTATTACAAGTGCTAAAATTACAGCAAGTACATTTAGTAGTTTTGTAGGTGCAAAAAGTTTCACAGTAGAAACTACATCACCAACAATAGCAACTTTTAGACCAGCTAAAACAATTAGTATTACATTTACAGGTGCAGTTGCAGATTCAACTTTACTAGCAGGTGCAATTAACGATGCAAATATCGATCGTGTAAGTGCAAGTGTTGACAGTGCAAACAGAGTTGTTATTACACACAGCACAGGCGGAGATATCAAGTTTGTTGATACTGACACAGTATTAAACACAGCAGGATTTACACCATTTGTTGACGCTACAGAAGGAACACCTAATTTAATTTATGTTCCTGGTACAACTGTAGACACAGATCCAAAACAATTCCAAGCAACACTTTGGTCTCCAATTAACAGCGAAGGTGCAAGATTCTACACTGCAAAAGACACCGAAGTCACAGCTGTCACAGCAGATGGCAGACTTTGGTACAACTCAATTGTTGACGAAGTTGATATACTTGTACACAACGGTAGCGAATTTGTAGGATATGCATATGATGGATCTAGCGGACAAAGTTCTACTAAATCACCATTCTATGACAATGGAACAGATCCAGCAGGACCAATTGTAAGTGCTACTAAACCACTGCTACAAAGCGATGGTACAGCTCTTGCTACAGGCGACCTTTGGATTGACACTTCAGACATTGAAAACTATCCAACAATCTATAAATTCAACAATAACAGAACAGATCTTGCAATAGCTGATAGATGGTTTTTAGTTGACAAAACAGACCAAACTACAGAAGATGGTATATTATTTGCAGATGTTAGATATAATACAGCAGGTAATAATTCAGATACTGCTGGTGATATTGATGATTTACTTTCAAGCGATTTTGTTGACCCTGATTCACCAGATCCAGCACTATATCCAAAAGGTATGCTGTTATGGAACTTACGTAGAAGTGGATTCAATGTTAAGAAATATGTAAAAAATTATATTAACACAGCTCAAAACAACACAAGATACGGTGCAGGAACAGGCGAATCTATGGCAGGATATGATGCAGATAGATGGGTCACTGAAAGTGCTAACCAAGAAGACGGTTCAGGTACTTTTGGACGTAAGGCACAACGTAAAGTTGTTGTACAAGCTCTACAAGCACTAGTT